GTCAAAGAATCTAAACGCCGCGCTATCGAAGAGAATAAGAAAAAGGCTCTAGAAACAGGTAACAAATTAACACAAAATATTAACCAGCAGGGCGATCTAGTAGGTGTGGCAGGAATGTCAACAATCGAGTCATCATTAGGGACTGGTGAGGTAGTCAGTTCTGCCGATATCCGTCGCGAACTCTTTGAGGGTGAAAATGTGCGGACGAGTGATAAACCGGATGCGGTAGAGGAATTTGAACAGCGTAATGAACGTAATAATATAACTGCCGACGAGGCAGCTGAGATCATGGCTACCAATACAAAGGTCAAATTGAGTCAAGTACCAGAAGAAGGGAGTGATAAGGAAGAATAAAAATTGAATTATTTTTTAGGTAACTATTTAAATATTCACACAAATAATATGACCAACAACAAAATGATAAAAGGAAAAAAGAAGAAGGCTCGATGTAATCATCCTGAATGTAAAAAGAAATTAAAACTTACTGATATGCCCTGTCGTTGCCAGCAATGTTTTTGTGCTAAACATCGCCTACCAGAGCAACACAAATGTAATTTTAATTTCAAAAGTGAAAAGGAGGAAGAATTTATGAAACGTGTTGGTCTTGGTGGAGGTGAATATGCAAAAGTTGAAGTGATTTAAAAATATATTTCTATATATTTCAATAAATATATGGAAAAACAAGAGAATCCAAATGGGACGCCAATAATTAACCCTATGTCAAGTGTCAGCGAAACTGGAAGGAAACTTTCATATACTCCACCGCCGCCGCCAGCACAACTCCCAAAGAAGACCCGCCCGTGGTGGTCTTTTTTAAAATTTCGGTGGCTTACAGCACCTTTTTCATAATTACCATTTACTTTTCTTAACATTTATACGCGGACCTTTTTTTGCCGCCGTTGGATCATAAGCTTCATCCTCTTCATCTGACCCCACACCTTCCGAAAGAGCCCAGAATTCTGCAGAACCTAACTTGAAATCATCATGTGGATCAGCTTTATACCAGAATATTTGATCCTCTAATTTATTAGAACGCGCATTATTAGCAATGACTAAACACTCATAATTTTCAGTACACTGATCCATAACTTGACAGAAGGACTCAAATGTAGGAAACATACCAGCATAATTTTCATAAATTCGTTTCCGATTATTAATATAAGGTTCTCGAAGAATAAAGGTATAGTCAATATTTGTCCGCAAATTAGGTGGAACGCCGAGCGGATATTGCATTGTTATTGTAGTCATAATTTTCCAGTGGCGCCCATTCATAAACAGGAGCCGCATCATTTTATCGCGCGCCCACCCATTATCCCACAAACAATCATCTAAAATAACAAAAGCACGTCCATCGATATTTGAACGCCCATAAGCTTCTGTCTCCTTTTTGATTTGCTTAAGCACAATTTTTTGTCTCTTCAACACATTTTCAATAATGGCTGTATTATATTCTTCATGAATAAATAGCTTTGGTACATGCTTTGCATAAAAACCATTGCCAGATTCAGTACCCGATATCACTGTGCCAATTGGAATGTCTTGGTGATAGTATAATAGATCCCTAACTAAAAAACTCTTTCCTGTATCACGACGCCCAATAAACACTATAACCGGACCAGCCGCTTCATCGGACTTAAATGAGATACTTTTCATGTCAAACTTTTTCAATTCTAAATTCATTATCTTTCATTTAGAATTTAAATTAAAGTTAAATACGCAATATATCATATTTTTTTATATTTGAATGTTGTATTATCTAATGTTTAAGATCAGCTATGTCAAAAATAAAAAGTCCGATGTCCCCACAACTTTAGAAGGTATTACTAAATTGCAAAATTATATACCTATCTATCAAAACTTTTTTCGATTATCATCAACAAATTTTAACAATATAAATTTAAATAATCGCTTTCATGCAAGTAAATTTATTAAAAAGGAAACGGATAACAAGTGGTCATGTCGTGTTAAAAGTGAAACGCAAGAAAAAAAGGTGTCATCCTTTTTAAAATATTCTCCATTGGTAGATCCAGTTAAGTTTTTGGCAGGAAAATATAAAGATATAGATACAGATGTATTGCCATCTTTTAATGGCACTGAAGGACATAAGAAAATACGCGATGGCAATAATTCAGCGTATGTAGATGGTTTCTTTGCTTTTCTCTCTAGTCAAGTACTAAATACACATCGATTTATTCATGGAACTGATTTTTATGGATCTTTTCTTGGCATTAAAAATGAATTTAAATATAATATTATTGATGATTTAGAATATTTGCACGACTCTGAATATTTTCGAAACAATAAAGAGTCTAGCTTTAAGGTAGACGATAATTATGAAGATTTATTGGAAGATATCCAGACGCGCCATTATAGAAAACCATTAAAAATAGCAGGAAGTATAAAATCATTGCAACCTGAATGTTTAGATAATTCTATTTTTAAGAATTTATTTAAGAAAAGTATCGATGCTTCTGGTGTCCAAGATATCTCAAAAAATCTCATATTTAGCATGGATATATCTGCAAATTGCACCAGATTATCTACAGATACTGCCTCGACCAAGAGTTCGGCCTGCTCCTCGCGCTCGTCCCATACGTCGCATGGTTCAGAGAGTTCTTATGACTCCAGCGGTTCAGATTTTTCTGACGATGACTCATATTCAATGGGCAGCCATTCAATGTCTACAGCCTCAGATGATTGTATTAATGCTACACTATTTAACTTTCCAGTACAAATTATATGTCTGGAAGCCTTGGATGGAACTCTTGATAGTATAATGCCTGATCTTGGTATGGAAGAATGGCGCGCCTGTTTCTTCCAAGTTATCATTATGCTTCTTGTATACCAAAAGTTATTTGATTTTACTCATAATGACCTCCATACAAATAATATTATGTACAAAAATACTGATGCTAAATTTCTCTACTATTTCTACAATAAAAAATATTATAAAGTTCCAACATTTGGAAAAGTATATAAAATTATTGATTTTGGAAGGGCTATATATAAATTCAAGGGGAATATTATGTGTTCGGATAGCTTTCATCCGAAAGGGGACGCAGCCACTCAATATAATTGTGAACCCTATATAAATCCTAATAAACCACGCCTAGAACCTAACAAAAGTTTCGACCTATGCCGTCTTGGCTGTTCCTTATTTGACTTTTTTTTCACCGAACCCCTAGAGGAAGTAGAAAAAGTCGTCGATCCCATTGCACAATTAATTAATAGATGGTGCCAAGATGATAAAGGGCGAAATATACTATACAAAAAGAACGGCGATGAACGCTATCCTGAATTTAAACTCTATAAAATGATCGCACGCCATGTTCACCATTGTCCACCAGAAAAAGAAATTGAGAATACCATGTTTAATAAGTATATCAGCAGCGGTGGTAAAGTAAAAAAGAAACGCGTCTTTAACATTGATAAACTACCTACATACGTTAAGTAAATCATGCATAACAATAATCATAATCATAATAGTTTTCAAGAATAAAATTGAAAATACAGCGAAAATCTCGAATTAATGTTTGCCAACCCTTGTTTGAAAGCATTCCAAGTGTTCGCGTCACTAAATCAAAATCCGCACTAATCGGCTCCACTTTATCAAATAACTCATCACGTAATATAAGTCGCATTTCATTCCATTCCTCAAATCCTTTTTGATGGGGTATCCACCATATGTATTTATGATCTGAGGGTGGATCATATGTGGCAAAGAATTCATGCAGATTATGTTGATTATATATTTTATAAGCGTTTTCAAGCATAGTTATCAAATCTTCACTTATATTTTTATATTCTGCAAAAGATGCAATAAAACTGAAATCCCCTTTTTCATACAAAAGATGTCCCTCATCATTATTAGAAGTCATTTATTATTAAAATTAATCATAATAATAAATTCAATTTAATCAGAAATCAGGTTCATTGGTAAAGACTGAAGGCGTCTGCTTTCCAATAGATTTAAGAGGACCTAATTGATTTAGTACAAATTCACCTAATAAGACGCTTAAATATACCAATAAACCATCACGCAACAAACGTTTCATTGGCTTATTTTCCTTTAAAATAAAGCGCATCTCCAAGAAAAGAAATAATACATATACAACGGCTATAACTGCTGCTTGAAGGAAATTTACCATTTAACCATATAAGACAAAATTATATAGTTTTTTAACCGCATTATAATGTTTCGATATCGGCAAAGACAGACTCATCCAAAGGCGCCTTTGCAGGGGGCTTCGTGCTGCTTAGAACCTTTACACCAAGATCTATATCAAGAGCATCACCTATTTTAAGATTTTCCTCCTCCTCCTCCGCCTCTTCAGCCTTTCGTTGGGCATTGCGAATAGAACTAATTTTTTCAAGTGTTGAAATATCCTTCGGCGCATTGACTAATTCCGCTTTTTTGGTATTACCATCGTAGTGGCGATCAACATTGTTAAAGGTTAAAGCGGTTTTACTTGGTGATGGTGACACCTCCGTGACTGCGGCTGAGGATGCAGACGAGGAGGCAACTGAAACTGCCACTGGCGATGGTGCTGGCGGTGCGGGGGGTGCG